TGTACGATCTAGAAAAAACAGGCGAAAGCTTTATCGAGACATTCGGTCGTAAGCTAACCGGTGCTCCGTCCGCTAGAGAACTACAAGAAACGGACGTATCACGGCTATCGTCTGATATCCCGGAAGCCACTGTTAAAATGGAAAAGGTTTATAATCCTTTATCTTTTGAAGATCCGGCGTGGAGTAGGGCGTATAAATCATTTGCGGATGCGGAAGGTGTTCAACTCGGTATGACCCCTACAGGTCAATATAGTCTAGAGAATCTTCTAAAAGCCAAAGGAGAGACTCCAAATAAACTGAGGATTATTAATACCCTTCGTCAGTATCAGGCTTACACCGAGGACGATATCGGGGGTATTACCGGTCATGTCAAGGATATCTATGAGAAGGTTAAGAACTTAGATGATAAGTTTGATACAGTCGTAACTCAGATCGCTAAAGATATGAACGAGACCAGTGTATCCGACGTTATGAGTAGGCTGGATGAATATGTTACCACAGCAGACGGTGGCGAGAGTGGGGGCGGGGCAGGAGATGCCCCTGTAGCCGAGGTTACCCCTACTGAGCCGGGTAACGATGCTATTAAAGGATTAGCTTCCACCAATCCAGATTTATACAACACCGCCTCTGATCAGATTAATTCTGGTAAAGCCCAGCCTGTAAAGACAGAAAATGGTGTAGAATTTTTCAGAATAGAACACGGCGGTAAACTTTACACAATCAAACAAGATGCCTTTGATCTTTCAATTGTGTCCGTAGAGTAAAGTTTTAACATGGTTGAAGAAAAAAAACCCCTCACTTTAGAAGATCTCAAAAAAGATAAAGATCTTTTACGTACTATCTCACAATATACGAGAGATCGGTACAATAAAAACTATACCAATCCTGACGAAGCCTTAGAAGACTTCCTGTCAGAGTATCGTGGTATCCAGAACAATACCATGAATGCTTTGACATTTGCTAACTATGCGTCTGAGATTAAGGACGAGAACTATAAAGCACAACTAGGTCAACTATACAAAACGTTTGATGATGAACTGGAAAACTTCTCTGACGTGGAAGATATCGGTTCTGGTCTAGCCGCTGCCGGTGAAATCCTGGCCTACAACATTGCTGACCCTATCAACCTGCTCGGATTTGGTGCAGGTAAAGCAATTGCGTCTACAGCCGGTCGAGGTGTTATTAAAGGTGTAATTAATAAAGCACTTAGTACCGCAGCTAAACGCCCTGTCCTGGCCGGTGCTGTATCTGGTGCAGCCGTAGAAGGCCCTACTGGTGCAGCAACGGAATACGCTGTCCAAAAAGCAGAGAAGGATCTAGATGTACGGGGCAAGACTGACTGGGGTCAAGTAGGTCTAGCGGGCGGTATCAGTGGTTTAACAGGCGGTGCTATCGGTGCTCTCGGTGGTAAGATCGGTAAAATGTCCGCCGATGAGACAACCCGAATGTTGCAAGAGTCAGAACTAGCATCTGTCCAGGGTCGTCTTGCTTCTATGGATAACCTAGAACAAGCTGTTATGACACCGCCAACTATTCGTGGTGCGGCTGCTCCTATCGATCCCAAGAAAGAATTAGCGGGAACTTACGTCGTCTCTGAGAAAATGCCCGATGCTGTGAAGGACGGGTATGACAAACTTGGTCGGGTGCTTGCCATTGATGAGACCAAGAAGACGGCCACTGTTCAATACATCCCTGAAGGCACCAAGGTTGAAAAAACAGCCCAGTATCGTAAGGATATGTTTGACAGAGGCTCAGTCACTCTTGAGGTACCTCTATCAGAACTAAAAGCGCCTACGCAAACCGAAACCAAGCGTATGATCACTCGGTATATTAATCAGTACGGAACATTTTTTGATCCCGAAAAGGTAGCAGAAGGCCGTAAGTTCCTTAAGCAAATAGACCCAGATATATCAGTGGAGAAACTAGACCTTACTCTTCCTCCTGAAAAGATCCTAGAGATTAATAAGCTAACTATGGATTATGCGTCAAATAATATGGCGAGAAATCCTTTGATATCATTTGACTCCTTTGACCCCCGTCTTAAGGCAACAGAACGCATAGCACAAATTGTAGATGTTATGCCTGAGAATGAGTTAGGTAACTTCAAAAAGTTCCTCGATGATAACGGCATCAAGTCAGAGGATCTTGGTAAACTTTACCGTGCTGATGTGAGTCAGTTAGGTAAAGCTCTACAGAAACAAGCTGAGATGGCCCCGAAGCAACTTATCGAGGCTGGTAAAGCTATAGACACTGCCAATCCTACCGCTCGACAACAGGTAGAGGAATACCTTAAGAACCTTAATAAGATTGAAGAAACAGATGGCAAGGCTCCTAGCTTCTCCAATACTTTCGTAGATATCTGGCGAGCACTAATTGTGTCTCAGCCCGTTAGTACGGTTCGTAACGTATTTGGTACCGGTGCTCGTCTACCGGAAGAGGTCGTTCGTGCAAAACTGGATAACATGTTAGTTAACCTGGAACGGCAGTCTCTAGGTCTTGATCCTATTAACGCCGAAGATATACTAAAGCGTAGCAGTCTTGATGTATTAAAGAACTTTAGCAGCCCCGATGAAGCTGTCAGGATGACTCGTTATATTGCCAGTATGTTTGAGGAAGTAGACCTTAAGATCTTCCGGGTATTCGATGATCTTATCCCCGCTGAATTTGAAGCAGTCCCAAGTCTTAAGCATTTAGGTCGGGCTGCTACTGCTGTCAACGTCTTAAACCGTGCTCAGGATCGTTGGTTTAAGTCCGCCGCGTTTATGACAGAACTAAACAACCAATACATCCAGATGGTAAACCGGGGATTAATCGAAGCGCCAACAGTCACCTTACCAGATGGTTCAACAAAAAAGATTTCCAATATCCGTGATGTATTCTCCTATCAACGGTTTGATCTTCTCAATGACGAGATGGTATCCAAGGCTGTTGAGTTTGCCTTTGACATGGCTTACCAGAACCGTCGCGTATTAGATAAACTACCTTTTGGTGGCAAACAACTTCAAGGTATTCTAGACGGTTGGAATCGTATGGCGGAAGGTTCCCCTTACCTAAAAACTATTGTACCGTTCGCTAACTTTATGGCTGGCAGTTTCACATATACCATTAACCGTATAGGGTTTGGCGGCGCTATCAAAGCGGGTATGTCCAGAGCAAAACTGCACTCGCTTCTAAAGGCTGGTGTATCTGATATCGATGCTCAACGTGCTGCATTGAGAGAGTTTAACCGTTATAAGGAGGGTCTGGTAGAAACTGCCGGAGCGTTCTCGATGTATGGTGGCGCATGGCTTCTCCATAACTATTATGGTGGTGACACATGGCATACTATCAAGGTGTGGGATCAAGAATACGATATCCGTGCTTTGTTCCCATTGTCTGGTTATATGTTAGTTGTCGATACAATCACCAGGAAAGCAAGCGGTGAACCTCGAAGGGATTCGTTAGTAAAAGATGCTAGTGAAATTTTATTCGGGTTATCCACTAGACGAGGTGCAGCGGCTCCTGCTCTACAGGAGTTTCTAGAAGCTCTGGCATCAGAAGAAACCGGTGTTGAAGATGCGGCTAAATCATTCTTCGAAACCATTGGTACCACTGTCGGATCTTTCGGTGGTGGATTCCTGACACCTTTCCGGCCTGTAGGGGAGGCATTGCAGACCTTCGGCGCATCTGAGCGAGACTTTAGGTATCGCAGACTACAGAAGGATGTCATCCCTGAATGGGCATTACCTGACGACCCGGATCTACGTGCATCCATCCAAGGTTTCGCAGATGGTCTCGTCAGGGAAGGTGTTAAGGGTACACCATTAGAAAATGTAGTATTCGGGGATGTACCAGAATCTGCTGCACCAACAGGCGGTGATCTAAGAACAGGACGTGGCGCTATTTTCCGTCAGCTATTCGGGGCAACACCAAGAGGTGATAGTGACATAATCCTTAACGAACTAGAAAAAGCAGGTATTGATCCGTACAAACTCAACGCGTATTCAGAAGTACCTGAGTATGATCTGGTCAGGAACCGTATGCTTGGTGAGGTATCTAACCAGTTAGGTATGGTTATAATTCGTTCTGACTCATACCGTAATGCTGATCCTGCTACAAAGCGTAGGATACTAGAGGTGGCCTACTTTAACTCTAACAGCTTGAAAATACCGAATCAACTACGGCAAGTCTATAATCAAATCGGCGCTAAGAATGTTAACAACTTTAGAGATATCGCTAACCAATTGGTGGAACAAGAATATCCTGTTTTAACAGAAGTAAAAAGGCTAAAGACCGGTCTCGACAAGGAAGACGATGCGAGAGTATTAAAACTATTCCGTGATCCGACACCTGGGGTAGTAACAGCGGCTAGGAATGCTCTATCTGACCAAGGCATTGATACAACACCAATGTCTGATGATCAGGTTATGAGCCAGATGATTCCTAGACTATCCTACAAAGATGAGAAGGACGCGGCTAATCAGGACTATACACGTAGGTTGGCTGCATCGGTTGATCTCTACAGGACACTAGCAAGTTCTCTTGATCTAGGTATTATAGCGGAACAAGATCCTCTTAAGAGATTCGGTCGTCAGGATATGTCACGAAGGGGAGTACAATGACCGGCTTACCTATGGAGATATTCACCCTACTGTTCTCAACAGTTCTCGGTGGTATCATGTCTATCTGGGGTCAGAGTATCAAAGCCTCCCATGAGCGTAACAAGATGTATATCGCCGCTCTCACTGAGGAAGCTAAGATCACTCAGTCCGCCAGGGAATACGGACTACGTGATACTCACTTCGCCTGGACTAGACGAATCATTGCCCTATCCGCTATCTTCTCAATCATCGTATTACCCAAAATAGCCCCGCTGATCTACCCTGATACCCCTTGGATTGTAACAGTGGGTTATCTGGAAATGCAGGGCGGATTCCTGACATGGCTATTCGGTCCTGAGAAAGCCACTGAATGGGTATCGTTCCAGGGTCTGGTTATCACACCCCTTGATACAAACCTAGTCGCTGCTATCACCGGCCTATACTTCGGTAGCGGATTCACAAAGCGTTAGTTCAAACATACATAACTAAGCATAAAATAAACCCCCGGTTGGCTGATTCCTTCCGGGGGTTATTGTTTGTTTATGAGCCATCTGCTTTTTGATATTTATCCAGTTTATATATCGCTGTACCTGAATCCTCTGGGCATATAAGGTCGGGGTATTCCGGGTGTACAAACCCTACGCTATACGACCTGTTGGCTTGACTATAATAGATCACGATCAGGTGACCTTTCTCCGATAAGCCTACAAAGATCTTACTCTCTCCGTAGTTCATCATCAAAGTACGTTCAGCAGATTTGATATCTACACAGTTCGCTGGTGGATCAGCCTTAGACGGTGTTGCTGTCAGCATTAAGCATAACAGACCAACACCTAAGAGGTTACGTAACAACTGTCAATGCCTCCCATGATACTGGAAATAACGGTCGGATAATCTCGCCTACCTTCTCCGCAAGTTCTTGGATCTCATACTGTGCGTCAGGCGCAGCACGGAGATTATAGAACCTAGCCCAGGCAGCTAGAGATCCGGTCACATAATAACTGGTGTACATAGCCTGTGGCAGGACTGCCCTAGCCTGTTCTGGAGCAACGCCCGCAAAGATCAAACGGTTATAGGCTTTCTTTGCTTCCATAGTAGCGGCGAGAAACATATCATCGGCCCAGTTCTGATCATCAAATTGATCCCCGGACCCTTGCTTAATAGACCCTTCCGGTTTACTACGCCATACTGACGGTCGCCAGATCTCCGGCGAGTCATTCACATACCGACGACTTACCTCATTATAGACAAACCCGACGGTGTGCCTGAACCTTTCTCGTGCTACAAAGATAGGAACAGTTTCTCTGAGCGTTACCTGACAGTGGCCGAACGGAGTCCAGTGATTATTTCTTGCCAGATAATTAATAAGCCGCTTATCACCTTCCTTTAGAACCCTTTTAATGTACCTGTGATCGTCGGAAATCTCAAGACCCCACTCTGATTCTTTATCGAAGCTGACTCTGGCAGCATTAGCTACAGTAAGGTCTGTACCCATAGAAGAAATCTTATCTACCTTCATCGCCAAATCTCGTCTGCTTTGTTGAAATTAGTTCTGCTACTTAGATAGTCGATAGCTCTCTTAAGGATCTCTTTGTTATCATCAAACCCGCCAAGTGCTCTATTACACTTGTGACAAAGCCATCCTCTGAACTCCTCGGTCTCATGGCAATGATCGATAACCCACGGACCATTCTTAGTATTGCCTTTGCCTTTTACCTGTTCTGCATTCTGGTTACAGATAGGACATACATAATGTTCCGGAGGCATACCGTAGATCTTCCTTAGTTTTCTTCTGATCACTGTTAATTCTGCGTTACACTTACGGCATTCCGGTCGGAGAAAGTTTCCCCCAGAGTGCATCGCATAAGCAGAAAGAGGGAGATATGTATCACACTTGGAACATACCTTACCCTCTCCCGCTCCTAGATCTTGGTGCTCAATTGCCACCGGCTGAACCTGTCAACCGTTTCAGGTTATCGAAGTATTCTTTGTTATACCCTCTTTCCCATTCTTTGTAAAGATCGGATTTAGGGTGGAACGGATTACCCATATTCTTTTTAAACCCGATCTTGCCATCTTCGAAAGCTACCTGTAGTGTGACCCTCGCTTTCTTAGACACCGCAACTGCCTCCGGTCTGAGAGATATCACAAATATCGTGAGTCTCCACGTGTTCCTCAAACTCAGTACCCAGTTTGTCTACTGCTTCCTTATATGGTACTACTGTAAGAGGTTGACCACCTCTAGCCCCGTCAGGATAACAAGTAAAGCCGCGCAGTCTGTGGGCATACTTGGCAAGAGTGTTAGCAAACTTGTCCACAGTGTCTTCATTGTTTAGTTTTGATCCCCAGGATGGCAGGTTGATTGTAGAACTGATGGACATATCCACATAGTCCTGTACGTCAGCCTGGAACTTGATACGTTGTTCATAGTTATCAGAAAGATCCAGAGCACTCTCAATATTCTCAGGGTCCGCTCCATAGATATCAATTAATTCCTGTGCTGCACTATCAACCACATACTGATACTTCCACTTGGTACCGTTCGTCAGATACCGGCGCTTATAAGCAACAGCAAATAGTGGCTCAACACCTGTTGTTGTACCGGCCAGGATACCAATAGAACCTGTCGGTGCAATAGCCCGGTTAGCTACAGGCCGTGACACCGATAGACTATCAGCAAATTCCTTAGATACTTTATCAGACACACCTTTGTAGATAGATAGCCAGCGGTGCAGTTCAGGAGTTACTTCATAAGTAGACCCACGTTGAATCAGCCACTCATGTAGACCCATGATACCTAGACCAAGGCGTCGGTTCTTTTCCCGAGTCTCATACACCTTGGCGTAAGGCAGGTCAGCCCGTAGCGTACCGCAGATCAGGAACTTAGTTGCAAGCTCAACAATATCGCTGAACTCTTTTACAGATTCAATCCGCCCCAGGTTAATACTACCCAGATTACAGACATCACTATCATCAGAACTAACCACCTCTGTACATGCGTTCCGAAGGGTGTCAGACTCATCTTCAAAGAAGTTAAAAGAGAACCCTGGTTCAGCAGTACGCAGAGCCTGTCGAACATTATGCTTAAATACTTCGCCTACATCCCCGGTTTCCCAATACTTCAACAGCCAATCCGTATTATAATTGACGCTGATGTTAGTCATGTCTAGCGGTGCAGGGAAGTTAAAGTCCTGCTCTTTAATTTGCTTCAACGAGAGACCGGTATTACCTACAGGCATCCGATCCCAATCCTTGGCGGTTAGGAAGTCGTTTACATCACCATGATCCCAACCAAGGGAGGCATAGATAGCAGACCTACGAGACCCGCCCTGCATAACCCGGCGACCGATTTCGTTGATCATCTGCATTTTAGGAATAGGGCCTGATGCTACACCACCTGTACCTTGCAAGATACGGCCTGACTGGCGGTATACACTGTAGTCTACACCAATTCCACCACCGGTCATCAGGCATGACTCAGACTTCCAAGACAGGTTAGCCCAATCCTCTCTGGTATCCTCCTCAGCTTTAAGCAGGAAGCAGTTGTTATAGTATCGATTCTTCCGTCCAGCGTAGTACAGATATCGGCCACCAGGGACAAACTTAAGATCACGGATATACTTCTTAAGCTGGGCCTTTTCATCCCTGGTGATCAGGTCTCGCTCACCACTGCGTAGATCCCCGCACACATCCTCTATCAGAGTATGCGATAGTTCCTCCCAAGTATCCGCACCGGGATGGGAATACTTAAGATTAAAAATATCTTCCGAGAACCTTGAACGGAACATCGGATTAGCATTAGATTTAAAACTGCTCATTAACTAAAACCCTGATTTTATTGACTGTTAACCCATCGATGCACTGTTCTAAGGCACCCGTAATCATATCTTCTAATTCGTTGGCTACACCGGACGCACCATCCGAGGGAATCCAGGTAGCCTCCGAGTCAATCTCTAATAAGATCTGTACCCTAGACTTCATAGCCGAAACTTTGTGCCTCGGAGAAGATCAGGATACGTAAGCGGAAGCGAAGCCGGGTACATCTTTTGATACTCAGCGATCAGACCACTTAGATTAGCTGCTGCCTCACGGTATTCCTCGCGTGCTTCTGAAATAGTATTCAACATCTCGCTTCGACCGTCCTCTTTGATAGACTTAATCTTAGCTTTACGCCGCTCGATCTCTTCTTCTAGTTTAGTAATCTCATCAATCATAGTCATTTGCTTAATCCTTCTAGGTTAATAGTTACCTTGTTTTTAATGTTTGATCCTCCCGTAAATTCAGGCTCAGGCGGCTGAACCTCTAGAACACAGAGATCTTAAAAGAACCGGTTATGACTCATCCTCCTTGAATGTTTCGCAGAACAGACCACACTCAAACTGCATGTTTTTAAGCGGACGACCGACCGCGTTGGGGTCAAGTTCGTCCAGAAAAATCCGTTCGCCCTGGACCCGGACAAGTCGAACACCGAGGAGTCTAGATTGTTCGGCCCTAGCGGCGAACACCTCTGGGTGGATCTTTCGGACGTGGTTCCAATAGGTCGGGCTGGTGGCCTTCACACACCCGATGCAGTTCGCGTTCGGATACCCAAGATGGTACATGCGCGGCAGGGTTAGTCCGGCCCGCTGGATGATCTCGTAACAGTCGGCCTTGCTGATGCGCTCTTCGATCAAGACCGGCAGTAGCGGCTCGCCCATCCCGGCCAGTTGCGCGTGGCGCTTTTCCTCACCAGCAACGAAGCCGAGGACGTGCCAATCAACCGGGTTGCTTTCTTCCCACTTGTATCGGGCGCGCTTCTTTAGTTCGAGAGTGCAGGGAGCACCTCTAGGAAAGGACATTGCAGATCGACGGTTCCAAACTTCTACAGCAGATGCACTCGGATAGTCTGAGTTCCTGACATCCTCAATCTCAACGCCCAACCACTCCTGCACGTCACGCAGAAACCGGCGATTGTCCTCATCCTCCTCCGCGACAGGGTTGTTGAGCACACGAACGGAGCAGCGACCGCCGTACAGATCAAGAGTTCGTTTGGCTGCAACCGCGCTGGCGGCACCGCACGAGAACCACACCGCGATCTTGTCGCCGTCACTTACCATCGGGGTCTTTCTCTTTGATAGCAACTTCACCGCCGAGTGCGGAATAACCAACCTTATCAATCCAACTATCCATGTGTTCCGGGCTGGTGATAAGTCTACAAGTTTTTACCCAATCCATAGCCAGTGCTACTTTCTCAGGTGCTACATTAACACCGAAGATAACTGACCAACCTTTGGAGATGTTTAAGAAATTCTGGTGAGCATCCCCGTAATCCTTAGCCCGGTCACTCGTGATAAGATCATTAGCCTCAAGAATAATCTTACAGCGATCCATATTAATTCACCGTATTAAGTTCGGGAAATGGTAGCCCGGATCGATCACCGTCATCAAACCCGGACTTAGTAAAGTCTTCGTCCACTTCTTCCACGAAGGAATCGATGAGCTGACTGATAAGATCGACGATCTGAGTAGACAGAACAGCCATAGCATCATATTCTTTTGTGCCGCTGATCGAGTCATCTACGAACTCAAACGATTGCAGCATGATGTTCTGTGTCCCCGGCTCACAAGATACAAAGATCCCAAACGTATTGTTAGGAATCTTAATAAGGGAACTCATTTCTTCGTTTGTTTTTTCTGACATGTAGTTAACTCCAAGAAATCTTTTGCGTACAAAACGGCTATAGGCTCTTTACGATCTTGCTTATATATAGCTACTGGTCTGGTATTGTCAATCAGATTAGACTCAGCCTGTTCTAAGGCATCGTACAATCCAACTCTAGCTCGTGCCTTACACTCAATGGTCCAAGGGAATGCGCGACGGGCCAGAGGACTAAGGCCAATATCAGGACCATTAACGCCACCAGGAGTTGAAGTAATGTCATCGTCCTCAACTCCTGGCAGGTTTGACCTTAAGAAATCTCTGACCCATTGCTGTAGCCTCCGGCCTTTAGCCTTAGCCGACGCTACGGATATCTTCTTCTTCTTGGTAGAAGGTGTAGTATTCGTAGGCATCTCTAGCTTTCGACTTTGCTTTAGGCCGGTACTCTAAGTTTTCCCAGCACGAGAACTTAAAACTGCAATAAGAACATGTAACCCCTAACTTCCTATTGCCTGTTGGTTTCTTATAGAAAGTCTCCGGTACATCAGGGAACTCTCTCTTGAAGTTGGTGTCATCAGCTTCCAGGAACCGTTCCATTGTAGCCTTGATCTTCCTTCGGTATTCATCTTCATCATCTGGATCAGCAGGACATACCAGCATCTCGCCGGTCTCTTTGCTGATCACGATCCAACCACCGATCTTTAGATCAGGATACTTGACACGTTCCGCTAAGGTATATCCCCATAGCTGATCCACGTAACCGAATGAATCACCTTCCTTTAGATATTTGTAGGACGAGAACTTACGTTCAAAGGCAAACTTAGATGCGCTCTTGATATCCCACATAGACAGTTCGCCATCGACATTAATCATCAGATCGAACTCTCCGTTAAGATCTCCTGATGGTGTCTCAAGCCGGGTCTTCTGATTCAAGGCTACGATATCAACACCGGCAGACTTAAGGATAGCAACAGCGATAACCTCAGTCATATCTCCGTAGGTCATCTTGATCTTAAAACTAGGAAGCTCCGGGGTCTTAGCCATATCGATCTTCTCAGCGTGTAACTGACAGAACGGTTTACCGATTTGTGATAAAGAAGGTAGACCTTTCTTCGGTCCTCTGGTCTCGTTAAACCTTTCTAGTTTCTCCGCAAACTGTTGGGAGGTCTGAGCCAGTACCTCTTGAGGGATCTCGGGGTTCCCGCTAAGGAACCCGTCGATCTTTTCCTGCAAAGGATGCTTAGAACTAAGCACCGGTTATGCCTCTAGAACGTCGTCGAACTCGTCAACGGCCTCACTAGCATTCTCCCGCATCTTCTCTAGGATCTGGTTGTTCTCGTACTTAACCAGTTCAGCGAAGTCGGTAAGCAGCATATTGTAGTCACTGTCAAGTTCAATAATGTTGGTCATAATCGGCTTGTACTTAAGGTTAAACCACTTGTTAGAACCACGCTTCTTAAGTTCGTAGTCAACCTTAAGCTCAACAGAACCAGGGTTAACGCCTTGCTTAAGCATACCGCCGATCACACTACCAACTTCCATGAAGTTAGACGGACCAAGACGCAGCCGGAACGGTACGTTCTCTACGTCCTTAGTATCGCCGGTCTCTGGATTGACAGCGCCAACCATACGAACTATACCGTATACATGTCGGTACAGCTTGACCTTACTGGCGGCGGCGTAAGCAGTCGGGTCTTCTACCTTCAGCTTCTCACGCACCCTAGAAGGAACCCAGCCACATTTATCTCCGCCGTGCCAATCCAGGGCTGGCTTACTAAAATCACGGAAATGTGAGGACATGTTAGTGTATTCCTCCTTGTCAGAATCGAACACTGCGGTCTGCATAGTGTCGAAATAGACCCGGATATAGCAGTCGTTAGAATAGATCTCTGAATCGTCTGTGTTTCGGAGAGCAAGAGACGGCGCGGGTACAGTCAGTAGACTACCGTCAGACCCCTCGATAGAGGAATCTCGGTTAATCCGAAGACGGGCGATGCTAGGACCAACCGGGTTAGTGGCGGTGTAAAGCTGGGTGAAGTCACCGGAGTCAGCAATGATAGCTAGATTATTCATAAGTATGTCCTTCACTAATTTTGAGGCGGGATACACTTCCGTAAGTATCGATAACTAACTCGTTAGTCCCTTTAATAATAAACCCATAGGCATTGAGTGCCTTGATAAACTGTTCGACTAGAACAGGCCAAGTTTCATCGTAAGGGTGGCTAGAGGAAATGTTTACCGTCCGGTAAGTAGTATTACCTGAACTTAAATTGATTGACAGGTTGATACAATCTTCGTCTTCATCGTGCATCATGTCGTACATATTATCCTCGCGTTGCTAATGAGGGTATATATAACCCTATAGTTTCTAAAAGTCAAGAGAAATCTTCTTGCTCCATCCAGTTTTTTCCTTTAGACATCTCGACCGCCAGGGGTATGAAGGGATCTATACCGAATCTATCAGTCGCTTCCTGTTGTGCATCAAGCAGACACCGAGGTCCAACCTGCTTAATGATATCGATTTCGTCGGGGTGAGTATCAACCAGCACACTATCATGGACCGTGTTGATCACTAGGCTTTTAAGCTGCATCCGTATTAGGGTTTTATGCAGGATGATCACCCCGAGCGGGACTATCTCCGCTGTAGCTACAGACTGAACCGGATAATTAACGATCTGAGTCTTGGCACTAGCTGTACCATGCCGGGTGCGGTGTACGCCGGGGAACTCAAACTGTCTACCTGTTGCTGTAACAACCCGTTCAGTACGAATAGCCTGATCCTGTAGTTCAATATGCCATTGAAACACTCCTTGATACTTGTCGAAGAACTCCCGGAAGTAAGACATCTGTGCTGGCGTACCTGTCGTACCACCGTACAGCGGACGGAATGTAGAGGCTTTAGCTGGCCCACGTTCTGTAGGCTCGCCGTTATCAGTCAAGACCTGGGCCGTATAAGCATGTACGTCAAACCCTAACTCGACTTCCTGTTTGATCTTAGGGTCTCTGGCAAGAATACCAGCCACCCGGAACTCTAGCTGAGAGTAATCAATCTCGATAAGCTGACCGCCATCGAACCGGCTAACGAATGCCTTACGAACAGGGAACAGTTTACCTTTAGGGAAGTTCTGTAGGTTGGGATTGCTACTACTTAAGCGGCCAGTAGCAGTAATACACTGATTAAAGTTAGCGTGAAGAAGACCGTCACTCTTTATTCCTTTCCTGATACCTTCAATAAAAGACGAGCGATACGTATCAATCGCTGACAGTCGGATGATAGACTCAAGGAACTTCTTAGCTTCTGGATTATCTGTCTTGTTCAATAGAGAAGACAGAGTGATCTTGTCAGTCTTGAATCCACCTGACGCTGCTAGTGTAACCGAGGGTGACACATTCAACCCAGCACGTTGCTTGGTATCTGTATAGATAAAGCCTGACCCCTCACAACCCGAGCACTTAGTAGGATTCTTAAACCGTTCTCCGCTTTTCTTGGTTTTATAGAATGACCCACGGCCCTGGCAAGAAGGACATTGGATAGCCTTGGTCTTATAGGATCGTTTGAAGCACCGCTTTAGTGCATCCTTAAACTCCACCAGGGACATGTGTGGGCGACGCTTAGGCTTACCTCGTGCATCCGTACCGATATTCATAATATCTTTCCAGAGCGCCTTGTTCGTCAGCTTACACGAATAGATAACCTCGGACATCTGTTCTGGTGAACCGAGGTTAACCGGAGTATCACCCATGAGATGGCTGGTGTACTTGGTCAGAAACTGAGTTAGTTCTTCCTGCTCTTTCTGATAGTCCTGATCCACCTTGTTCAATGCGTCAAGGTCAACAGCCATACCAGACCGCTCGATATCAGTCAAGACAGAACAGAACTCACACATCAGATCCCTAATAGGGACAAGAGATTTGCTGTCCTCGTCCTGAAGTATCTTAGTCTGCTTCTGATAGATCTCAGCGGTGGCAAGTACGTCAGCAGACAGATACGCTACCTGAGTTTCCTTATCTAGATCTGAGTAATTCTGACCAGCATCTAGTGCTTGGCTAAGGGAGTCCAGCTTCCTTGTAACACCGTATATTTCTGCTAGTGCTGATAGGGAAAGAGGGCCACGCTGACCTCTATTAAGCACATACTGGTTGATCATAGTATCGATCAACTTAGCATCTGTATCAAAGCCGGTCTCACGCAACCAGGACATATCAAACTTGGC